CCCCCATTGGTAGGTGAAGCATTTTGCTACAAAGTGTAGCATTTTGCATTGCATTTCGCTACACACCCCCTATCGGTAGGGTAAAATTTCAGATTTTGTCTCATAGTTGGACAAAAATTACATAGTGTGCATTTGTACACCCCCACCACAGAGGGGGCCCGCCGGCAGTATATCACATAAGTCTATACGTATCAATACTTTACATATATCTTTACATATAAGGGGGTTTTTTCATTTATCCCCAATGGTATCGGCAGCTTGGGATAACTCGGGGGCATACAAAAATAGTAGGGAGATGTTTGGCTAAATGTACTAGCTAAACCTTACTGTTAGCACCATGTTTCTTTATGATACCTAGTTGCCCTTTTTTATATCTAGTTGCTTTGATTCTAGGCATGGCCTGCCTCTTTTCTTTCTAATCTTTAGATTTCTACGCTGCCTACGAATCATATCTACTGTTATTTCACCTAACACACTGGCCAGTTCCTTATCTTTCATTTTTTCGCAGTTTTCCCTTATAAAATCCAACTCTTGCTGCGTCCATTTTTTATATGTTTTCATTTTTGTAGCCTATAAAGTTGACAAATCGTGTAATAACAATATTATACTAATACTTTATTACTTTAAAAGCAAGGTAGTTTTATGAATAATCCTGTTTCAATAGATTCTATACTTGAAACTAAGGCTTCGGGAACCTTGGACATAAATCAAGATTTACAACAAGAGGAAGGCAAAAGTATAGCACAATTAATCTATGAGCAAGAAGAAAAATAAATTAGCTAATGGAGTATCTGAAGAAGAATTTCTGAATGTTTTAGACAATATAAGCAAGCGTCTTGGCCACAAGTTCAAATTCGGATATCATAGCTACGAAGATATGAAACAACAAGCAGCTATATTTGCTCTTGAAGGACTAGAAAAATATGACAATCAAAGACCATTAGAAAATTTCTTATGGACCCACGTAAGAAATAGACTTTTTAATTATAAACGAGACAATTATCAAAGGCCCGACAAACCATGCTTATCATGTATATTTTACGACCCCCACTGCAAAAAATCAGTTAATCAGTGTGAAGAATATAACGATAAAACCAATTGTACAGAATATCAATCTTGGAATAGCCGCAATTCTAATAAAAAAAATATCATGAGGCCCGTAGGAATCGAAGATCTTAAAGAACAAAATTTCCCTATATCTCAACTTTCTTCTAAAAACAATATTCTGGAATTAGTAGCTAACGAGCAAATACTTAAAATTCTAGACGAAAACATACCATCTCAACATCGCCCCACATATTTAAAACTCAAATACGGAGATAAAGTTTATAAAAACGACCTTAATAAACTATTAGAATGTATTACACAAATACTTAAAGAGCATGGTTATGACAACTAAACCCCCACGCAAACGTGGACAACTAGCATTAGAAGAAGAAAAATTTATAAGAGACAATATAGGCTTACTATCTATAGAAGAAATTGCAGAACAGCTCAACAGAACAATTAAACCTATAGAAAGATATATTAGTGAAGCTAAAATTGGCCTTAAAACACTAGACGAACAAGAAAACGACAAAACTCTTCGACAAAAATTACACGCTAAAACTTTCTGGCCCGAAATAGAACGACAATTCGATAAAGATAGTGGAGAATTAGACTATTTCGAAGATACATGGATTGGCCTAGTTAAACAATTTAGAGAGGACGTACTTCCTGCAGAAGAATTACAAATTAAACAATTTATCACAATAGATATTCTCATTAATCGCAGCATGAAAGAACGTAAAAGACATATTACTGATACTGAAAAATTACAAATCCAAGTTGATAAGGAATATAATAAGGATGAAGATGAAAGAGATGCTCCTAAATTAGCTAATCTTGAAACCCAGCTTAGCTTTGCTCGTAACAGTATTGCTAATTATACCAATGAATATACTAAACTGCTAAATGAACAACAAAAAATCAGCAAAGACCTCAAGGCCACTAGAGAACAAAGAATTAAAAGAATCGAAGACGGCAAAAGTAGCTGGATAGGATTAATACGAATGCTAGAAGACGAAGAGATACGCGAGAAGCAAGGACGCGAGATGGAAATTATGGCAATGGCCGTAGAAAAAAATAAAGAACTATTAAGTGAATATCACCAATATGCAGACGAAGGCGTAGACATGCCCCTACTTACTCCAGAAACAATACTAGGTAAAAAAGATGAAACAAACCAATGAAATACAAGGATGGTTCGACTATCAAGATGCTTTTAAATTTTTAGTAGATAGCGTTCCAGATCATGGTGTGTTTATAGAAGCAGGAGCTTGGCTAGGCAAAAGTTCTTCATTTTTATGCGACTATGCTGGAGACAGAATAAAAATTTTTATAGTTGATACATGGCAAGGAAGCCAGGATGAATTAAATAGCACTCATAAGCTAGCTACAGAAACTGACATATATGCAATCTTTCTTGAAAATATGGGAGACCGAAAATTCACTTCTGTTCGCAAAGATTCTATAGAAGCGTCAAAAGATTTTGAAGATAATAGTTGCGATGTAGTATATATAGACATGGAACATACCTATGAGGCCGTTAAAAAAGACATAGAAGCTTGGCTACCTAAAGTTAAAAATGGTGGATATATAGCCGGTCATGACTATGCAGGATACGCTCCTGGAGTACAAAAAGCCGTACATGAATTTTTTCCAAAAAATAAAATTACCATTATGAATGCTTACACATGGATTGTCAAAAAGGAAACATTATGAAAAAAGCAATAGTAACAGGTATAACAGGCCAGGATGGCTCATATCTAAGTGAATACCTACTAGAAAAAGATTACCAGGTAATAGGATGTCACCGTCGTGTTTCCACCAACAACCTACACAGAATAAAACATTTACTGCACAACCCAAATTTTACACCAGTAGAGTTTGATCTTACAGATCCTAGTGGATGTAACCAATTAGTTAATAACGAACAACCTGATGAATTTTATAATCTAGCTGCTCAGAGTCATGTCGGGACCAGTTTCAAACAGCCTACTACCACCTTTGAAATCAATACGGTGGGCGTAACCAATATATTAGAGTCTGTGAAAAATTTTTCACCACACACTAAATTATACCAGGCTAGTACAAGCGAAATGTTCGGACGAAATTATTCGAGCAGAAAAGGGGGGCGAAAATATCAAAATGAACAAACTGCTATGCTTCCTCAAAGTCCCTATGGAGTAGCCAAATTAGCAGCTCATAATATGGTGGAAATTTACAGAAGTGGTTACGGGCTTTTTGCTTGTTGTGGGATCCTTTTTAATCACGAAAGTCCTAGACGAGGAGAAAACTTTGTAACTAGGAAGATCACCAAATATATCGGGCGAGTTATTAGGGGCGAAACTAATGAAAAATTAAAGCTAGGAAACCTTGATGCTCATCGAGACTGGGGACATGCGAAGGATTATGTAAGAGCTATGCATCTAATGCTTCAGCATAACCGGCCATTAGATTTTGTTATTGCTACTGGAAAAACATACAGCGTCAAGGATTTTTTAAAATTGGCATTTGAAAGCGTTAATCTTGATTATTACCAATATGTAGATATTGATGCTGATCTTTTCCGACCAGCAGAAGTAGATTATTTATGTGGAGACTCAACTCTTGCTAATCAATTATTAGGCTGGACAGCAGATATTGATATTAATGGATTAGTAAAAGATATGGTAGAAAGTGATATTAATAATGTATCGGAATTTTGATGATCCACAATATAAAAAGTGGAGACAACAGGTTTATAAAAGAGACAAATTTATGTGCAGATGGCCAGGATGTAATAAGAAAAATGGACTTAATGCACATCATATTAAAACTTGGGCTGGATTTCCAGGATTAAGATTTGATCCCAATAACGGTATAACGTTGTGTAAATATCATCATAGACAAGTACACGGCCTTGAAGATGTATATGCAGGAACCTTTTTAAAAATATTAGCAAATGATAGACTTTAGCAATTTTCATATAATAGTAGACACACGAGAACAGCATCCTTGGCATTTTGATAGGATGGAAAAAAGTGTTGCTAAACTAGATACTGGAGACTATTCCTTAAAAGGTATGGAAGATATATTTTGTATTGAAAGAAAAGGAAGCATAAGTGAATTTGCAACTAATATTACTGAAAAAAGATTTGGTGATGTCATTAATAGATTATCCAAAATAAAACATGCATTTTTATTATTTGAATTTGATCTTGAGGATGTTTTAATATATCCTGTTGGATCTAGTGTTCCTAAGAAAATGTGGGATAAATTAAGAATAAGTCCCAAGTTTATACTTAAGCACATTAACGAACTACAATTATTACATAATGTTAAGATATTATTTTGTGGTAATGCTGCAAACGCAGAAAAAATAGCACTAGCACTAATGAGAAAAGCCTATGAGCACTACGGACAACCAGAAAAAAATCTTTGATGATGCTTGGTTAGGTCTAGGAGATTTAGATAAAATTAAGATACCTATGAATCCTATGATTCATAGAAATGAACAAGAAATTGAAAATCCTGACAGACATCTCATGAAACTTATGAGAGATCCTAAATATATTGGAGCAACTGTCAAGATGCTTTTTGGTATAGAGCTGCATCCTATGCAGTGTATCATTCTTCAAGAATTTTGGAATAGACCTTTTCCTATGTACATAGCAAGTCGTGGTTGGGGTAAATCTTTTCTTTTAGCTCTTTATTCTATGATTAAATGTACCTTTACCCCCGGTACCAAGATTGTGATTGTTGGTGCTGCTTTTAGACAGAGTAAGATTATTTTTGAGTATATGGAAAATATATGGCGAAGTAGTCCGATATTAAGAAGCATATTTTCTGGCAATGAAGATGGGCCGAGAAGAGATGTGGATAGGTGTACGATACGACTTGGTGACAGCTGGACCATTGCTGTTCCTATGGGAGATGGCTCCAAGATTAGAGGTCTTCGTGCTCACATTATTATCGCAGACGAATTCGCATCAATATCACCAGATATCTATGAAACGGTTGTCGCAGGTTTCGCAGCAGTTAGTGCCAGTCCAATACAAAACGTAAAAGAGGAAGCTCGTAAAAAGGCCATGAAAGAAGCAGGTATCTGGAACGAAGAGATAGAAGCATTACAATACAAGATGGGCAATCAGGCTATTATTAGCGGCACAGCAGACTACAGCTTCAAGCATTTTGCCCAATATTGGAGAAGATATAAAGCTATTATTGAAAGCAAAGGAGATAAACACAAATTAGAGGAATTATTTAAAGGAGAGGTTCCAGATAATTTTAACTGGCAAGATTATAGTATTATTAGAATTCCCTATGAATTAATTCCTAAGGGTTTTATGGATGATAAACAGGTAGCTAGAGCCAGGGCTACTATTCATACCGGCATCTACAATATGGAATATGCTGCATGCTTTACAGCAGACAGTGATGGATTTTTTAAACGAAGTCTTATAGAGTCTTGTGTTGTTAATGATAATAATCCTATTATTATTGGAGAAAAACATATTATATTCGATGCTATTATTCAAGGAAATGTACATAATCAGTATGTATATGGTATTGACCCAGCTAGTGAGAAAGATAATTTTAGCATTGTTATTTTAGAGGTGCATCCAGACCATAGTAGAATAGTATATTGTTGGACTACTAATAGAAGCAATTTTAAAGAAAGACAAAAATCAGGATTGACTGGAGAACATGACTTCTACGGGTTCTGTGCCAGAAAAATTCGTAATTTAATGAAAACATTTCCTCCTACGGTTATAGGCATGGATGCTCAGGGTGGTGGTATTGCTATTGAAGAAGCATTGCATGACCCTAAAAATCTGAATGAGGGAGAACAACTTATTTGGCCTACTATTGATTATGATAAAAGCAAAGATACCGATAATCAGCAAGGATTACACATACTGGAAATGATACAATTTGCTAAAGCAGACTGGACCGCTGCTGCCAATCACGGTTTACGAAAAGATTTTGAAGATAAAGTATTGCTTTTTCCTAGATTTGATCAACTAACACTAGGATTAGCAATGGATGAAGAAGGTAAAGATATTCTTAAAACAGATCTTTCAGCATCAATATATGATAGTTTAAGTGAATGTATTTTAGAAATAGAAGATCTTAAAAATGAACTTGTCACTATTGTTATGAGCCAAACTAGTACTGGACCAGGAGCCAGAGACAAATGGGATACACCAGAAGTTAAATTAGGAAATGGCAAAAAAGGAAGACTTAGAAAAGACAGATACAGCTCTTTAGTTATTGCTAATATGTTGGCTAGACAAAGCAGAATAGAATTAGCAGCTCCAGAATATAATGTTATTGGAGGAGATAGAACTCAGATAGTGAAGCAGGAAGGCGACATGTATAAAGGTCCAGATTGGTTCACAAAGAGCGTTAATAATGATTTTTATACTGGCATTTACAGATAAACAGTGTATTATAAGAACAATAGGAATACAAAACAAACGCATTACAAACGAAACTAATAAAAAATGACGCAAAAATATCCTAAGAGCGATGCTATAGCAGATGCTTCTGTTGTTGGTGAAGAAGCTTATGTTACCTGGGGAGACGATCTGGCATCAAAAGAAGCTGCTCTCAGCAAATCTTCTGAATCTATGTCAGAATATACCGCTATAGAACATACTACTGCCAATAGAAGATATGGTCTAGATTATTCCAACTTGGACACGAACACTAGTGGCCGTCCAGGTCTTACCAGAATGGATTATGACTTTTTTAGGCCAGATGAGGCTGTGCCTCGTAAGATTAAAATTATCCTTAAAAAAGCAGAAGATGTCTATCAGAGAGTTGGCTTGGTAAAAAATGTCATTGATCTTATGGGTGATTTTGGAAGTCAAGGCATTAGAATTGTACATCCCAATAAAAGAATTGAAAGATTTTATAAGACATGGTTTAAGAAATGCAGAGCCAAAGAGCGAAGTGAAAGATTTCTCAATAATCTTTATAAAAGCGGCAATGTTGTAATTAATAGACAAACAGCTAAATTAAGCCTAAAAGTTACTAATAAACTTTATCAGGCTGTTGCTTCTCCAGATCTTCTAGTCAATAATCTAGATGAATTTTCAGTAGAAAAAAGAGAGATACCCTGGAGATACACATTCATAGATCCTGTTTACGTAGAAGTTTCTGCTGGCTCATTAGCCTCTTTTGTGTCTGATAAAAGATATGAGCTTGTTTTGCCTGGAAATTTGAGAAAAACTATCAATAGCCCTAAAAATGCATCAGAACAGCAAGTAGTATCTCAATTACCAGATCAGATTCTTGAAGCTGCCAAAAGTCGTAAAAACTATCCATTAGACCCTAATAAAACTCTTGTCTTTCATTACAAAAAAGATGACTGGCAAAGATGGGCATATCCAATGATCTATTCGATTATGGATGATATCAACGTAATTGAAAAATTAAAACTAGCTGATATGGCAGCTCTTGATGGAGCTATTTCAAATATTAGAATTTTTAAGCTAGGTAGCCTTGAACACAAGATTGCGCCCACGAAAGCGGCTGCTGCAAAGCTGGCCGGTATTTTGGGAAATAATGTTGGTGGAGGCACAATGGATCTTGTATGGGGTCCAGATATTGAACTACTAGAAAGTCGCACCAGTGTACATCAATTTTTAGGAGAGGGTAAATATACACCTCATCTGAATAGTGTTTATGCAGGATTAGGTATCCCACCTACTCTTACCGGAACATACGGAGCAGCTGGAACTACCAATAATTTTATTAGCTTAAAGACACTAACCCAAAGACTACAATATGGCAGAGATGTTCTTACAGAGTTTTGGGATAAAGAAATTGCTCTTATACAAAAGGCCATGGGCTTTAAGTCTCCAGCCAAAATAGAATTCGACAGAATGGACCTAAGCAATGAAGAAAGCGAAAAGGCATTACTGATACAGTTAGCAGATAGAAGTATCATATCCGACGAACTATTACAAAAACGCTTCGGCTTTGATCCAGAAATGGAGAAGGTGAGAATCAACAGAGAAAGAAGAGAAAGAAGATCAAACAGAATGGCAGCTAAAGCAGGTCCTTGGCATGATCCACAGCCAGAGAATTCTTTGAAAAAAATCGCTCTACAAAGCGGAGTTGCCAGCCCAAGCGAGGTTGGTCTTCAGCTTGATCCTAGAAAAGATGGAGAAAAAAGTTCACTCGAAATGAGGCAAGCCTTCAAGCCAACGAAGTTGGCGAAGGATTCTCCTGAATCCTTGCCAGGCGAACCGCAGCAGGGCAGGCCTAAAACCTCCAAAGATAAACAAAAGAGACAAACAAAAACTTTTATCCCCCAAACTGGCGCCTCATTACAACTATGGGCTTCAGCCGCACAGGATAGAATTAGCGAGATTATAAATCCTATTTTGCTAGATTTCTACGGAAAGAAAAATCTCAGAAGTTTATCAAATGATCAAACTAAAGAGCTAGAAAATATTAAAAATAGTATTCTCTTTAATAGCACACCATTCTGCACAATAAATAATGAGTATGTTCAAGAAAAATTATCCAATTTAGATAATAGTTATTTGACAACTTATAGTGTATGGTTAAGACGGTTAGCCTCAGAACTTAATAAAGATTTATCTGTTGAAGACCAAAAACAAGCAAAGTCCTCATTTTATTGTCATATAAATAGTGAGAAATAAATAATGATTATATACCCACAAGAAACAGATGACGGATTAGCTGAAAAATTATCTTTGGCTAGTAGCATATCTTATGCATCTGCTATCGTACCATGCGATACATTAGAGCAAAACATTATTAAAACTAAAATATCCGCAAGTTTAAATGATTCTGATCTATATTATGTTCAATCTATTTTAGTAAGTTCTTCTTGGAATAAAAATGATGACATTTTTGATAAACAAGAAGTCTGGGCAGCTAAATCTACTCCAGAAGATAAACCAACCAATTTAGAACATGATGAAAATATCATTATTGGCCATATTACTTCAAATTGGCCGATAGACGAGGATGGCAATATTTTGCAGGATAGTATAGCATCAGAAGATCTACCAGATAAATTTCACATAGTTACAGGATCTGTTATCTATAGAGCCTATAGTAATCCCGAGTTAAAGGAAAGAGCTGAAAAATTAATATCAGAAATACAAGCAGGTAAAAAATATGTTAGTATGGAGTGTTATTTTAAGGGTTTTGACTATGGCTTAATAAATAAAACTTCGGGTCAATATAAAATATTATCTAGAAATAATGACACTGCTTATTTAACAAAATATTTAAGAGCATATGGTGGACAAGGAGAGCATGAAGATTATAAGATAGGTAGAGTTTTGAGAGATATCACTTTTAGTGGCAAAGGTTTTGTTGATAGACCAGCCAATCCGGAAAGTATAATATTCAATAAATCGATAATTAGCGATATCGTCAATAAAAAAAATGACAATTTAGAAGAAACAGGTGTACTAGAAAATAAGCCCACAATCAGTGCAGACACGGAGAATATGATTATGAGTGAAAATATCGAAAAACAAGTTGCAGAAATCAACGAAAAATTAGATTCCGTTTCTGCAAATTGCGCAGATCAAGTAGCAGAAGCAAAAGCAACTGCTTCAGAACTAGAACAAACCAATAAACAATTAGAGGCTGCTATGAATGAAAAAGACGAAATGTTAAAGAAAGAAAAAACTAAGTCAGAAGAAATCTCAGCAGAGCTAGAGGCTCTTGCTAAAGAACATGACGACGAAAAGAAGAAAATGGAAGAAGAGATGAAGAAAGCTAAATCTGATCTCGAAGAAGCAGTCTCAACTATTTCAGAAAAAGAAGAAGCTCTTAAAGCTGCTCAGACCCAGCTTGAAGAAGCAAATGAAGTCATTGCTGGCTATAAGATGAAAGAAGAAGAAATGGCCCGTAAAGATAAAGCAATGAAAAGAAAAGCCTCTTTGGTCGAAGCGGGTCTAGAAGAAGATGACGCTTCCGCTGCTGTTGAAAAATTTGAAGCTCTTGATGATGAAACTTTTGATGCTATGGCAATGATGATGAAAAAGAAGGCTGCAATGAAGCCTGTAGAAGAAGAAAAACCAAAAGCATCAGAAGATGAAGCTGAAGCTGCTCTTGAAGAAGTAGAAGCTGAAGAAACAATTGATCTAAGTGTCGGCAACGACGAATCAGAAACAGAATCAGCAGAAGCTAGTGTTCGTAATGAACTTGTTGAATTTGTAAGTGCTAGACTCGGTAAAACCTCAAAATAAGGGAGAAAAAACATGGCTCTAAAACCAGATCGTATTGAAACTCAAACTGATGTTTCGTTTTTCATGAATAATTCTACTAGTGCTACCATTGAAAGAGGCGGTATCGCATCAATCAATGGCGGTGGTAGTGGCGTAGCGATGGATGATGCTAGTGCTTTAGTAGAATATGCTACTGCTGCTAGTGGTTCAGAACCCGTTGGCGTCTTATTGAATGATGTCGTTAATCTTGATCTTACTCGTCAGCATATTAACTGGCATAAAGATGAGGTCCAGGGTGGTGGCAAAGTTACTTTGCTACAGATTGGTCAGGTCACTACTGATAAGGTCACCGGTGCTATCTCCGCTGGTCAATCAGCATATCTTGGAGCTAGCGGATTATTTACCGCAACTGCCCCAAGTGACGATGACACTGAAAACGAGAATTACCGCGTTGGTAGATTCTTAAGTTCTAGAGATTCCGATGGTTATGTCAAAGTAGCAGTCAACATTGCCTAATTATAAAAGGGAGAATAATAACATGTCAGCAGAAACTAAAGCATTTCAACCAACTCCAGAACTTACTGATCTTTTGGTAAGATCTGGTTCACAACACAGAGAAACTTCTCTAGCCGCTAATGCAGAATTTGCCAAAGCTCTAGAGCAGCCACTCCGTCAAGGTATTTTAAGTGGTAATATTCTTGATGGTATTTTTGAGCCAATTCAACTTGCTCAAAGCGCCACTCCAGAATTCCCATTGGATTTCCTTGCTCCAGGAACAGAAAAAGACTTTGTTGCTTATACTGTTCCTAATCATGGATATATTCCAGAAAGACACATCGAAGGCGATTATGTCATGGTTCCTACTTTTGATATCGGTGCTAGCATCGACTATCTACTAAAGTATGCCCGTGATGCTCGCTGGGATGTTGTTGGTCGTGCAATGGAAGTTCTTGAGGCTTCTTTTGTTAAGAAAATGAACGACGATGGCTGGCACACTCTACTTGCTGCCGGTGTTGATCGCAACATCGTTGTTTATGATAGCGATGCTGCTACTGGTCAATTCACCAAGAGACTTGTTTCTCTGATGAAGACCGTTATGCGTCGTAATGGAGGTGGTAACTCTGCTAGCAATAACAGAGGTTTGCTTACCGATCTTTATGTCTCTCCAGAAGCTATGGAAGACATTCGTAACTGGGGTGTTGATCAGGTTGATGAGGTTACTCGTCGTGAAATCTATACCGCTGCTGATGGCAGTATCAATAGAATTTTTGGCGTCAATCTTCATGATCTTGATGAACTGGGTGATAGTCAAGAGTATCAATTATTCTATGAGAATACTCTTAGCGCTTCAATGCCAACCAGCCATAATACTGAGGTTGTTGTTGGTCTTGATCTCCGTAAGAGAGATAGCTTCATCATGCCAGTACGTGAACCAG